GTAAAAAAGTTAAGGTCTTTTCTTGGCCGGTCAGCATTGAAGAGCCCAGTGATGGTGGCACTTTTGACACGGTGACCTTTGACGCGAAATTCAAGCGTGTTGGCCGGAAGGAATTTCAAAAGCTTGGCGAGAAGGGCGAGATTGATCTGTTGAAGGTGATCATGGTTGGCTGGGACGGCATTCAGGATGAAGATGGCAAGGAAGTGCCGTTTTCAATTGAAGCCATGCGCGAGCTGGCGGATGACCCTTACTGGATCCGTGGCGTACTGAAGGCTTACACCGAAACCTTTGAAGGCGGCCGCCAGGGAAACTGAAAGATGCTGCCGTCTATTGGGCGGGCGGCGGCAAGCGTGTAGAAGATAAAACCGGGGAGGACGCTGCTGCATTTGGTATCGTCCTCCCCGAGCAGCCGCGTGGCGAAGCTGCTGACTTTGAAGTGTGGGAAGAAAACTGGGACATCGTGATGATGTTCCTGCGGATGCAAACGCAGTGGAGCACGACAATGGCGGGCTACCTTGGGTTGCGATATGAGGTGATGCTGTGTGCTGGCGGACTGTTTGACCTTTACAATGTGGAGAATCGCCGCGAGATGCTGGAAGGTCTTCAGATAATGGAGGCTGCAGCGTTAAGCGAATTGACCAAGGACAAGGATGGCTAAACAAGTAAGCGAAATTCTGGTCAAGCTTGGCATTCAGGGCGCTGAGGGTCTTGACAAGCTCAAAAGCTCTTTTCGCGAGCTTGAAAAGGCTATTGGGCCAACCGATGAAACAATTGAAAAGGCCCGTCGCGGCATTATTGAGTTTGGTGAAGCAAGTAATAAAAGCGAGCAGTTAATTAAAGGCCAGATTGCCGCGTTCAAAGGGCTTCAAAGTCAAGCAGCAACTGGTGGCAAAGTTTACAATGATCTAAAAAAAGATATTAAAGAGTTAGAAAGCGTTATTTATGGAGCAAATGCGGCACTTGAGGAACAAAGAAAAAGACTGACTGAGTTCGGCGCATCATCGGACGCAACAGCGTTTCAAATTCAACAAACCATTAACGCGCTCATTCGACTAAGAAGTGAAACAAGGGTTGATTCTGAGGCTTTTGACAAATTCGGACAAAGCATTTCTACTCTTACAAGCAAATTAAAAGCCGTTAATCAAGAAACGCAAAATTTTGCAGATGCTCAACGCAGAATAGTTCGTCCTATCGGCGCAAGCTCTGCTGCTGCGCGTCAGCAGATTCGTGATCTTGAGCTTGTCACCGAAGCTCTTCGTGATCAGCGAGATGAGCTTGGCGCGCTTGAGGGGGAGGCTCGTATTCGGCGAGGCGTCGCTGATCTTGCCGAAAGGGGCGCGCCAAGCGCTGGCAGATTAAGTTTCGAAGAAGCGCTAGCTGAATCACTTCTTGGTGGACAAGCTCTTCGTAAGTTACTGCCAGTAAAAGATATTGAATCTGCTTTGGATGAGGTTAGGAAACAGATAGGAGATTTTCAGCGAGAAATTGAAGTAAATCTTTCTAAGGGCATACAGCGCTCATTTCAGGAGACGGCGAGAGCGGGCAGAGAGTCTGCGCGCGCAATGGCGGCAGCCTTCTCGGATCCTGAGCTGATCAACGTATTTAATCGTTTTGATGACAGGCTTGGAGAAATCCCGCAAACCGCAACAGGTTTTAGTCAGAGACTTCGCGAATTGCAGCAAGTTTTTGCTAACACAGCGCGCAGTGCGGAAAATTATATTTCAGTCGCTCTTGATATCGCACGAGTTCAGCGTGAGGCATCTGCTACTACTCAAGGCTTAGGAGCTGCCCTTGTCCGTGATCTAGATACAGGCGTTGCGGTACGAAACAAAAAAAATCTTAAAGAGGTAATTGGCCAGCTACAGGCCGAAATGAATGAGCTTGATACGCAAACAGCAGAAGGCTCAAGGTTGTATGCAGAAAATGCCAATCAAGCTAGAAATCTTGAAAGACAACTGCGGGAATTAGGGGACAGCTATCGTCATGTTGCCGACATGGCAACCCAAGCCGCAACTGCTCAAGCCAGTGAAGCAACGGCTCGTGTTACCGCGAATTACTTGAATCGCGGCATGGTTCGCGCACAAGAGCAAGCGCTTGCTGAACTCGGTCAGCGTGTGCGTGCTGGTGTTGCTGCTACTCCGTTGGCGCTGCCTGCTGCCGGGCAAACTACAGCGCCCGGCACCGGACTGGAAATCAGTGGTGGCGCCCGAGTTGGGCGGGCGACGGGTCGAATTCAACGCTTCTTTTCTGGGTTTGAAGTTGGCGAAGCTCAAATTCGATTGCCGGGGCAGCCTCAAGGCTATGGTCCTCAAGCCACTGAAGAACAAGCCGATAGGGCAAGAAGAGCTGCTGTTACTGAAGCTGATGCAGTTAGAACTTCGGCAGAGGCACGCGCACGCGCAGAGCAGCAAATTCAGTCGTATCGCGCCGAAATCGCTAAAGCGCGCAGTGCCGACATCGGTAGCATTGAATCGACCGAGAGATTGCGTGGCGCAATCAACCAATACAGGTCAACGCTGCCTGGAGCAAGCGCAGAGTTCAGGAAATTAACAAAAGAACTAGGTGACCTTGATGTTAGATCCGAAAAACTGAGTCGCAGCCTTGGCCGCCGTCGCATGACTGGCATGCAGATGACCCAGGCCGCTGGTGCTGCACTTAGCGGCGGCATCTTCGGCGGACCTGAGGGCTTCCTTGGCGGTGCAATTGGTAGCGCATTTGGAGTAGGCGGTGCATTTGCTGGCGCTGCGATTGGCGCACAAGTTGGCGGATTGAGGCAGCAGCTTGGTGGATTTGCGGATTATGCAGCGCAGATCCAGAAGATGCAGATTGCCTTGAAAGGTGCAGCCGGCACCCAAGAGGAATTTAATCGTGCAGTTGCTGCAGCAGAGTCTGCGACTCGAAATCTGAATGTGCCGCAGGATGTAGCAATTCAAGGCATGACGCAATTGACCGCTGCTGTTAAGGGTGCCGGTGGGCAAGTGAGTGACGCTGAGCTGGTGTTCAGGAATGTCAGCTCAGCGATCAAGGCAACCGGCGGCTCAGCGCAAGACGTTGACGGTGCGATCACTGCAATGGTGCAGGTGTTCTCGAAGGGCAAGGTAAGCGCTGAAGAATTGAGCGGTCAGCTTGGTGAGCGCTTGCCCGGTGCCGTTACCAAATTTGCCAAGGCGAACAATATGACCCTGCCTGAGCTGCAAAAAGCTCTTGAGCAGGGTCAGGTTGGGCTGAACGAGCTGATGAATTTCATTATTCAGCTTGGCGGCGAATACTCAGGGGTAGCGCAAAAGATTGCAGCTTCCAGTCAAGATGCTGGTGCGCGCCTGACTGTTGCGTTCAATGAAATGAAAATCGCCGTTGGCGAGGCACTGCAACCAATTGGCGCGCAATTCCAGGAAGCATTTATTCCCTTTATTGAAAATATTACGCCAGCGTTGGTTAATTTGCTGCCCAAAATTGGCGATTTTGCTCTGTCTGTCGCGAAAAATCTTGATGTGTTGGCGGCTGCAGCTGGTGGTGCAGCGCTTGCGATGGGCGCATTGAGTATTGCGTCCATCAAAGTTGCTGGAACTGCTGGCTTGAGCCTTCTTGGAGTTGCCATGATGAAGGCAGCTTCAGCGGCTGGGGCTCTCACTGTTGCCCTTAAGGCTTCGTCTGTTGCCGCATTGCTGAATCCTTGGGTAGCGCTTGCTGCGGGTATTGCCGCTGCAACAGTTGCGCTTATCAAGCATAATCAAGCGCAACAAGAATACAATAATTTACTAGACAATGGAGCTGGTAGTACCGATGAGCTGAGATTAAAGCAGCGAGAGCTTGAGTCAGAAATTACTGCAGCTCGCAAAGCCCTGGAGGGGAGCGCAGATGGCATGGGCGCTACTGGCCGGCAAGCCATGCAGCTCAAGATGAAGATTGCTGAGCTGGAAAATCAGCTTGCAAGAATCAATAAAACTTTCACTGTTCGATTGAAGCTTGAAAGGGAAGGTTTTACTTTTGACGAAAAAGGTAAAACAGAGACTTTTACCGTTGCGGGCATTGTTTATGACGCAAATGGTGTCCCGATCCGCCGCGCAGATGGATCTCCTCTTAATGGACTTACCGACTTTTCCTCTCCAACCAGCGACAAAGCTGGCGCAGGCAAAACCAAAAAAGAACGCGAAAGCCAGCTCCCACAGCTTATGGCAGAGCTTGCCGTTCAGCAGCAAATTGCACAGATCAACGAAAAGATCAGAAACGCACAGCTTGCCGAAAATCAATTCTTGCAAATCAGGCTTGAAGGCGAACGCGAATTAGCTCAAATTGCCGGTGACATTCAAAAAATTGCCCTTGAGAAAATCCCCGCAGATGAAGCCAAGATTAAGCGCGAGCTGTTGATGATTAGAGCCAATGAAGCTCGCAAAAACACTGAGCTTAGGCTTCAGCAAGCGGAAAAGCAAAATCTTGTTGAAATTACGCAGCAATCAGACGATTTAGCGAAGTCTTATACGACTCAGCTTGAAGACAGGCAGCGCTTGCAAGAGTTAGTTGCGACAGGCATGAAGGAAGCACTTGCGCTGGAATATATTCAAATTGAAAACATGTTAAAGGTAGAAAAAGAAAGGCTAGAAACTCGCAGGGCGCTTCTGTTGGAAGCAGGTAAACCGGAGGAGGCGCAGGGAACGCAAGACCTAATAGATCGTTTAGGTAGTAAAGAGACGGGCCTAAAAGGCCTTGCCGCTGCAGCGCAACCGGAAGAGAAGGGCAAGCTTCAGCAATTTATTGAGCAGGCTGAGGCCGAACTAAAAGACCTCGAAGCTCTTGCTGTTCGCATTTCCCAAAATATCGGCAATGCAGTTGGCAACTCAATTGCGAATGGCATTACTGGACTGATTGAAGGCACCACAACGGCGAAAGAAATATTTGCTAATTTCTTGAAAGATGTTGGGCAAATTTTGATTCAAGAGGGCGCCAAAATGATCGCAACATATATTGCAATTGGTATTGCGAAGGCGTTTGCTGGCCTAGCTTCCGGTGGTGGCGGCGGTGGTGAAGTGCCTGGCGCACTTGGAGAAGCCACCAATACCGGTCTGGATACTGGCGCTGGAAATATCAGTGACATGCTCAGCGGATTGGCCGCGAAAGGCGCTTACTTCTCTGGCGGCCAGGCTGATTTCGCTCAAAACAGCATCCAACCCTTCGCGACCGGCGGCATCGTGACCCGCCCAACCTTCTTCAAATACGCCAAGGGTGGCGAAATGCAAAACGGCCTCATGGGCGAGGCTGGTCCTGAAGCAATTATGCCTCTCAAGCGTGGTGCCGATGGAAAGCTTGGCGTCGCAGCGAAACTTGATGGTGCAATGGGGCGTTATCGCCGCTCACCTGGCTCTGTTGGTGGGGCTGCTGGTGGTGGGACAGACTCAGAGAGCGGTGCCGGATCCGCCGCAATGCAGCCAATCGACGTGCGCTATAGCGTGGAGCGCATCAACAGCGTCGATTACGTGACCGCAGATCAGTTCCAGGCTGGGATGCAGCAAGCGGCTGCACAAGGCGCTAGACAGGGTGAGCAGCGTGCGCTGAACAGCTTGCGTCAAAATACAACTACACGCCGTAAGGTTGGAATCTAATGGCAGAATCACTTGCTTTTGCGCAGTACCTCACTTTGAAAAACTCAAGTGGGACCGTGCGATATAATTTTCAAAATTACTGGGTAAATGAAGATGCACCTAGTAAAAATAATTCAACTATTTACGGTTTTATGCCGTTTGTTTTTAGCGGAATCACTGTCACCAAGACTGGCGATAACCAGCCCGCTACACTGGCATTTCCAAACAATAGCCTTAGTCGCGGCTGGGCTGAAACTGCCGTGCAAGAAATATGGATTGCGCAGGTGCAGACTGTTCTGGTGAATCCAGAAAGTAAATCTGATTACACCGTGCTATGTGATTATGTGGGGCAGGTCATTAGCGGCAACTGGGACGAAGCAAGTATGCAATTGAATATGGCTTCTGTGCTCGATGCTGTTGGCGCTGACATTCCACGCAAACGTTTAACCAGACAGCTTGCGGGCAATTTACCTCTTACCAGTCGAATACGTTTGACGTGATTGATCTGATTGGTCGTCCCTACAGGCTTGGCGCAACAGGCAACGATGCTGATGCCGCCATCGATTGTCTTCACCTGGTCTTTACAGTACACGACCGTCTAGGTTTCTGGCATCCACCAACCAATCCAGCTTGGTACGGTGAAAGCAGAATACTGATAGGACGGGACATCTTAAAGACATGGCAAAGGATACGAGAACCCGTCTACGATGGTGACGTGCTACTGATGGCGCAGCCGCGAGTTGCGTTTTCTGTTTTTTGGAATCACGGATGTCTGTACATCAACCAGCATTTACAGGCGGTCGCATGGTGCCCGTTAAGCATGATCCAAAGCAGCCATTGCTTCCGTTCGAAAAGCGCCTGATAAACGAACTGGGACTTAGCGAGCAAGAATACAGACAGTTTTCTGCGGTAGTGCGCAGTAAGCCTTACATAAGACCGGCTGACTATGCGCACATTCCAGATGCAAGAAACGAAATTGGAACAATTATCGCAATCGCAAGCCTTGTAATTGGCTTAGCCAGTACGGCTGCATCTTTTTTGTTGTCGCCAAAACCTCAACAGCCAGATGCCTCTAGGGTTCGTTCGCGTCAGCTTGGTGGCAAAACCGGACGCGACGTATTTACTCCGACTTCTGGTTTTGATTCGCTGCAGGAGTTAGCAAGCTACGGAACAGCAGTACCAATTGTTTTTACTCGTCAAGAATCACACATTGACAGCACTGGTGCGTCATACGTTAGTGGTGGTGTATTAATTTCACCCTTGCTGGCATGGTCTCGTGTCCGCAGTTGGGGTACATATCAAGTTGCGGATCTTATTTTCATTGCTGGCCAAGGTCCAATGGCCAAGCCTGATTTATCTGGTATTTTTCTCGGAAATATCCCTATTGATGCGCTGTATTCGCAATTTTACGAATTTTATTGGAACGCTGGTTACGAAACGCTTGGTCCCGGCAGTCGGTTGCGTATGTACAACCTGCGGTATGGCGATTTTGCACTAAGAGGCGAAACAGATCGTGGCAGTAGCGATCAAGCGTTTGTTTGTCCAACAGCGCTAGGCAATGCACAATCGGGGTTTAGCGGAGCATTTACGCCTACATCTCAAACTCGATTTGGCGTTTTTAGCGGCATTCAAAACGGAACGGCATACAGACCAGATTGGAAGATTATTTCTATTCCGGAAGAATGGGACTCAGATCAGCGTGGTGATGCACGGGAAGAAATAAAAAAATATGTACCACGGTATTTACGTGTATTTCATCCTTACGGAAAAGAAGGGATGCCTGGCACGGGTGTAAATTTTGCATCTCGCATTGGCGTTATTCGTCATATTTCTGCAGCTACTGGTGTTGTCACAGAAATCGATCCAATATCAATTTATGACGGCGGCACCAATAACCCCAAGCGCTGGACAAACATGAAAATTGATGTTCCCGTTAATATTGACGACGAAATTGTTGTTAGTTTAGGCAACAATAGACAAGATAAAACACCATTTGAGAGCAAGGCAAATAACGCACAGCAAAAAGTAAAAGCAGATGATGTGCGAAATGCTGTTGAATCAAATGTTGCGCGTGCTGATCAAATTCTGCGCATTGGTTCAACTATCATGATTGGACGTACAATGTGGCAGGTTGTAAAGCGCGATCCAGACAAATATTACCGACCTTCATTGTCGACTAGAGGAGGAATCAATATACGACTTAAGTGCATTGAAGCTTGGGGTGAGGCCACAAGGAGAATTGGCATTGTTGCAAAAGATGCAATTAAAGCTTCGGACTACATTCCATATGCTGCCCCATTTGATGATATCGATGAAGCTTGGTATCCGCTTCTCAAATACGAAGCTGCAGTTGTTCAAAATACACGCCGCTGTGATGTAACTGAGATCGGCATTAAGTCTCGCGTTTGGTGCCGCTTTAATAACATCACCAATTTCAACACATTGCCTACACCATATGAATTGGCGGGCGGAAAGAAAAATAAAGATAAAAGCTACAATGATCGCAATGTTGTACTGCGTGAAGGAAAGTTAACAAAATACGTGCATCGCGTATCATTTTTTGCGCTTGATGTGCGACCGTCAAATAGCGACCCAGTAAGGGAAAATACAAACAACGACGGCTGGACTTTCCTCGGCCCTTACTTATTTGCCGTAATGGGCAACGCTCCTGTTGATATTTATTCGTTTATTCGTATCAAGCATCCAGACAGGGGGCAATACGAATATCGCTTTCGTCCTTTCAATAGCGCTTGCTTTGCGCACCAAGGTGATGGCGGCTATGAAGTCTTTAAATTAGATGGAGCCAATGCTGGCCTACGTGATCTAACAGCAGATGGTGGTCACCCAGATGGCTGGGAGACCTACATGGGTAAATTTGTTGTGTTTGCCCGTGGTGATTACATTCGTCCACGCGACTGGTATTACCACAAAGAAATGGCGGGTGATCCAAGTCAGATCGACCCCGACGATGATGGCGTCATCGATCTTTCACTGGCTGGATTTAATGTTGCCGGTGATAGCCTGGGCGATGTTAATTTTGAAGGCGTTCAAGCTGCAGAAAACACACCAACTTACGGCATAAATTCCCCAATCAGCAAGTACACATTAAGTAATATATTAAGTAGCGCATTGGGCGAGGATCCATATTTCAATAATTTACCCAATGGAACAATTAGGCGATTGAATGGTTGGACCGCAGAAGCCGCCGAACTTGGCAATCGTTCTATCGTTATGCAAATCACTTTGGAGTCTTATGGCGAGGCGCATCCAGCAGGACTTCCCCGTAATAAATGGTGGCGAGTTATTGAGCACAGTGTTACGTCAAAAAACGGCACATGGTCAGATGGTGATTCGTTTGTCAAATACACTCGCAACGTAGCCGGCTATCGGTTTAAGTTTATTTATACTTACAAGGAAAATTATGTATTAGAAGGGACAGAGACTCCTGCGACCCGAATGTTTCAGCGTTATAGCGGCATTTCGGAAGTGTCCCATTACAACGATTTGATTACGCGCAGTTGCGACGATGGTCCTGAGCACGAAGTTATTTACGTTAACGAATGCTTGGATGAAGATGCAATCCCTCAGTACAATAACTGTGCCGTTGCTGGCATGAAACTTCGCTCAACAGAAAACTTTACGCAAGTAGATCAACTTCGATGCCTTATGCGAAATGGTATTGATGTGGAGCGTTTGACTGAAGGAGGCATTGGACCCAGCAATCTATTAACTGACTTGTTTTGGTATCTATGCACAGATACGGATACAGGCGCTGGGGGGATTATTGATAGGGAATTAATTGATCGAGATGCTTTGATTGTTACTGGTAATTTCTTGAAAAACAATAATTTATTTTTTGATGACGCAATCAGCGAACCAACCAACTTGCGCTCATGGCTAGCCAATGTCGCTCCAAGCGTTTTGTGTAATACCACGCTCAAAAACGGACGCTTTGCACTGGAGCCTGCGTTGCCATACACAGCCGCTTACAAAATTGACGGTGTTAGACCAGTAGCAATTAGTGCAATGTTTACTGATGGCAACATTATTGAAAATAGCTTTTCTGTCGACTGGCTAGAGCTTGAGGAGCGAAAAATGTTTCAAGCTTCTATTGTCTATCGATGGACAGGAATCAATAAATTCCCCGAACAACGCACGCTAGTAATGCGCTACACCACAGATGGTGAAAAACCTATTGAAACTTTTGATTTCCCTCACATTAGCAGTGACGATCACGCCCGCAAAGTTGCCAGATACTTTTTAGCAATTCGCAAGCACGTTACCCATAGCATTACTTTTAAAACTTTGCCATGGGGTTTGCAGCTTGCGCCTGGTAACTTTATTCGAGTTGCGACAGAAATGAGTCCATACAATCCAGCAAATAATGGAATCGTCAAAGAGGATGGCTCAATTGTTTCAGTTACTGAATTGGCAGATGGCAGTTACAGCGTTTATTACTGGGACCGCAGTCAGACAGAAGTGGCAACCGGCACCTTGGTAGTAAGCGGAGGCATCGCATCAAATCTGCGCAACACCGTTTTTTCCGTATTAAACAGTAATATCAGCAATCAGGTATACCAAATTGAAGCATTGGACGTTGATGCGGATGGAATTGTCACAGTGAAAGCCAGCAACCATCCGGTAGACTCAAATGGAGCCAGCTTGATCGCAAGAGACGTATTGGATCTGGATCAACGGTTTACGGTTGTTGATGCTTCGTTCGACTGATGGCCTTTCCATCCTTGCCACCCTCAAGTCGATCTTTTGACGCTGGCGATTACGCCTACAAGACGTTTCAAGCGCAAAACGGCAAAGAAGTACGAATTCTGTATGGCGACAAACGAACCGGCATGATGCTGGACTTGTCGTATGAAAACATTGCCGATACAGCCGCTGATGATTTTATCGCCCATTACGACGAGGTGAAGGGTGGCTTCAGCAGCTTTGCCTTGCCTGCTGCGTTCCGCACTGGCTGGAGCGGCAACGCAGCTGCCATTGATGCCACAAGTGGTAATCAGTGGAGATATGAGCAAGCACCTGTCATCAGGTCTGTGCGTCCTGGAATTAGTAGCGTTACAGTAAGGCTGGTGGGTGTCCTCTGATGGCAAAAATCTATACCGGACGCGATGGACGCCTGCTGCTCGATGGCTTGGAGCAGGTCAAGGTAACCAACTGGTCGATGACCGGCAACCTTGAAACGCTTGAAACTACCAGTCTTGGCGACAACCAACGTACGTATGTACCTGGTGTGCAGGAATTTAGTGGTAGCGCCACGCTGCTGTATTACAACGATGGTACAGGACGCAACGATGCCGCTACAGCACTGAAAAAAGTGCTAAAGATCGGCAGCGTATCAGAGTCCGACACTGTGGATTTGCGGTTGCGGTTGGTAGAAGGCAACACCAACCATGACGTGCGATTAACTGCTTATATCACTAGCGTCAGCTTTGGTGCCAGCGTCGGGGAGGTAGCCTCTGCGCAAATCAACTTCCAAGGAACTGGTGCGTTGACTGAGGTAACGATCTAATGGGTATTTATCTTGGCAACATAGGTAACGTAGAAATTGCGCGTCGTTCTATTGCGGAAGGGCTTGAAAGTATTGTCAATCCTGGAGATGTTAACGCTGGCCGCAGTAGATTTTCGTTTGATTTTGACGAAGGGTGCTTAATAAGCGGTGATTTCGTAGAAATTCAAACTACGGATGGCACAACGCTTGATTTTGTATCCGCTAACGGCTGGAGCGATTTAACTGTTTACTCAAGCGGTAATTGGTACGTTTTTATTGATGAACTAGGTGGCGTAAGGCTTTACGACAATTTTGACGATAGTTTGGAAGGAAGCAATGCGGGCTTGATTTCGCTTGTTGCAATTGATCGAGATATTCCAATTAAGGCCACGGTGCGCGATCGTGGAGGACGCTTACTGGCTTGCGTTACCGATTACGAATTAAATACAAATCGCGAGACGGTTGATGTCACTGTTTTAAGTGATCAGTACCGGCAGCAGTACAGCTCTTTGATTACAGGCAGTGGTCGCATCACTGCGCAATGGGATTATGTCAATGAAACCGGACAAGAGCCAATCAACTACCTGATGCAACTTGTCTTACGCACTGAGATTGGTTCAGGTCTGCATATAAAGTTGTACATCAAAAGTCAAAATACGGATGCTGCAGCAGGAAGTTTTGCGGCTACCCAGTTAAACGACGCTTTGTGGTGGGAGTTTGATGCACTGGTGACCAATAGCGCAACCAGCTTTGCGCCTGGCGACATCATTGTTTCAACAATCGACTTTGTGGCAACCGGAGCCATCAAACTTCGAGCCAAAACAACAACTTCTAGGCGGTTGCTTCAAGAGGCCGGGGATCCTATCCTGTTGGAACAGGGCGGTTACCTGCTTCTTGAAGGCGAAGATGCCGCCTAAGATGGTTGTACTGACCTAAGCAAGCACAATGGCAGACCTGCGGATCAGCGAATTACAGACGCTTGCAGGCGCCAATCTCGCTGCTGGTGATTTCCTTCCGCTTGCCGACACAAGCGCCAGCGAATCGCGCAAAATTACCGTTACCGATTTTGTAGGCAACGCCGTCACGCTGCTGGCTGACGACACCATCCCAAGCGGCAAGATTTTATTTGGCGCCGAAAGCGTTCCAGGTTCAGCGATTGAAAACCTAGGTGTAGACAGCAGCCAGATCGCCGCAGGTGCCATTACCGCTGCAAAGCTTGCCGATTTTTCGTCGGTCAATTTTGTTAGCTCCCTACCCGCTAGTGGCGCATTTCGCGGTCAGCTTGCTGTTGACACCGTAACTCTTGCGGTCTACGCCTGGAATGGAAGCGTATGGCAATCAATCAAGGCAGCTGGCAGTATCAATACTGTTGTTGGCGGCAGTACCGGCGTCGTCAACATTTCGGTTAGCCAAGTTGGCGATAGCGTCACCATTAACACGACGCTTGACGACACCACTGCAGCTGCACAGTTTTTAGCTGGTCCTAGTGGTGGCGGTGGCAGTGTCAGCTATCGCATCATTGCAGCAGCTGATCTTCCTACTGCTACAACGACCGCAAAAGGTGCTGTTCAGGTCAACGGCAATGGACTAACGATGTCCGGCGATCAAATTCAAATTGATAATACAGTTACACCAAACAGCGCTAATTTTTATCTTGTTGAATATGACGCTAATGGCCTTGTAACTGGTGGTCGGGCTATTACTGCTGCGGATCTCCCACCAGCTGCGACCGGAACGATTGGCGGTGTGTACCCCGGCACTGGTCTAAGTGTTAGCGCAGCCGGACAGCTTAATCACACTAATACTGTTGTTGCTGGTACATACCAGAAAGTCAGTGTTGACGCTCAAGGTCATGTCACTAGTGGCGCCACGCTTGATGCTGCAGACATCCCCAACATTGATGCGACAAAGCTCACAACAGGCGAGTTGCCGGCAGAGCGCATTTCGAATAGTTCAATTACTGGCGCAAAACTTGCAAATCTTTCTGTAACACAGATTGGAGGCAGCACTAGCACTGAAGGTGTGGTCACCTTCCCAGTAGCCGAATTTACTGGTCAGTATTTCTTTGATGCCATCAACGGCGATCTCTACCTATGGGACGGCAACGCATGGCAAGCGATCACAATTACTGCTGGCGAGATTATTTACGCCGGTACGTTTGATGCTTCTGCTGGGTCTGGCACTGGTGAAATTGCGTCGCTGACAACGGCTGGAACAGCAATTGGCCTTGTCGTTGGCGACCCACTACCTGCCGCAAGTGATGGCAATAATAGATATTACCTTGTTGTCAGTGTTGGTGGCACTATTACAAGCGGTGAAGCGCCGAACGTAGCGCTTGCTGCACCGGACATGATCCTGTCGAACGGTTCCAGCTGGGAAGAAATTGACGTTTCAACGTCCGTTACCGGCGCTACGCAAGCGAGCAACATCACAGTTACGCCGGTTGGTGGCATTCAATCCACCAATGTTCAAGCCGCACTTGCCGAGCTTGACACTGAAAAGATCGGCGCTGCTGGTGCAACGATTACTGGTGAACTGCTGATTGGCACGACCGGAGCATTCGCTTTTGAAGGCAGCACTGATAACGCCTACGAGACTTATCTTGCGGCCACTGATGCGACTGCAGACCGTACCATTACTTTGCCTGATGTAAGCGGCACGGTCATTACGAGTGGTGATACAGGCAGTGTCACCAACACAATGTTGGCAGGCAGTATTGCTTTAAGCAAACTTGCCACTGTAAGTAGCGGTAATTTAATTGTTGGCAACGCTGCTAATACTGCAGCTTCTGTTGCGGTAACTGGTGACATCACGATAACCAACGCAGGTGTTACATCAATTGCAGCTGGAGCAGTCGTCAACGCTGACATCAACGCTAGTGCTGCGATTGCATTCAGTAAGCTTGCGACACTCAACAGCGGCGCAATTCTTGTTGGCAACAACAGCAACGTGGCAGCGGCGGTCACGCCAACAGGCGATGTAACCATTGGCAATACAGGTGTTACCAGTATTACTGCAGGCGCTGTAGTTAATGC